AACCTTGTTTCTTGATATTTAAATATGCTTTACCTACAATAAGACTATCAATAACATCTTCTACCCATTTATAACATTTTACTTCTCCTGTTTTCTTATCAACATAAGTAAAATTATAAATATCTTTATTTAATGTTATATCATCTAATACCTGAGATTGATATTGCATTTTAACTGTGATACCATTTCTCTTAACCTTGTAAGCAGGATAAGAAAGTTTTTTACATAAAGACTCATCTAACTCTTCAACATGAATTCCTCTCTGGTGCAAAATATATTGATACCCAAAATTTATTTGGGATAATACCTTTAATGTTTTTGCAGAAGTAACTTGCTCTTTACCTGAAAACATATTCATCATTGATAATTTAGGAGCTTCTATGCAAGCCTCAATAATGTTATAATCATTAATAATTATTTTTAATTCCTCCTCAAAGAATTTAGCTTTTTCTAATAATGTTAGGCTTGCCTTAAATGACCAGCCCCAACATTTTATTAGTTCATAATTATTTAAATCCCATAGAGATAACCCTACTTTCGAAGTAGAACCATCTATTGCTAAAAAATATTTTTGTAATTCCATAAACAAATTTACATAAATATTTTGTTTTATCACATTTTTTTATTATTTTTATACAAACAAAAAACAAAAATTTTATGAAACTTTCTATTAATGAGCTAATTAGGTTTTTAGCAAAAACAAACAAAAAAGAATTACTTCTTGGTTATTTTCAAATCAGTAATAATGATATGAATTTAATTAAAAACAACCAAGAAGTAGATTACATAACTTTACTAAAAATAAAAAGAAAATTAAATTTGCAAGGAATTATAGATAAAGATAATAGACAATATTATATTATCACAGATGATGTTTTAATTAAAGATATTTGTAATTATATTTCTAATAATTTAGAAAACTCTGAAACATTCAATAAGAAATATCAATCTAAACTAAAAGAGGGGTTATTAACTTATAAAACTATAAATAAATTATGTGAAGAAATTGGTATAGGTTTATCTACTTATTATAGAATATTAAATAATCCAAAGCATATCATAACCGAAAATGTCAAGAGAAAAATTAAGGCGTTGTAAATCAACGCCTTATAACTTTTGTTATTTGATTATTTTTTTGTAATTTTGTATTATGGTAATAAAAGTTTATGATAAGAACAATAACATCTTAATAGGTGAAGGACGAGAAATTTCTAATAAAATTATCTCATTTACATTTAATAATATTAATGGTGACTTTATAGTCTGTCCATTTAATTTATTAGAATCTAAGATAATAAAAAAGTATAAAAAAAGTATTTTAATTAAAACAGAAGAATGAATTATATATTAATAACATCGAACCATTTACAATTGCATTATTTAGAATCTATTTTATATAAAAATATTAAAATTGATGATAAGTATGAATTAAATTCTGCAACAATATTTTTTAATACCGAATCTACTTATGAGGAAATAAAGACCATTTTATATAATAATAACAACATGGTAAATGAATTATTTTTGCAACCGGTCGAAATTGAAATGAAAGCTTTATTTACGAGCGGAATAAAAGATTTTTTGTGGGCAAATACTAAACAAAATTTTTCTCTTAAATTAACCAAGAAAGAAATTTATAAAAAAATTGAAGAATTTGGAATTGATTCTATAACAGATGAAGAATCTTCAATATTACAAGATGAAAAAGTTAAAGAATAAAAAAAAGAACATTTAAATATTCCTAAAGAAAAATATTAATTGTTCTAATTCTTTTGTGTTTAAGAAACTTTCTTTCTTATCATCCAATTCCCACTCTATTATACTCTTAATAAGTTTTTTATGTGTAAAATTAACAGTTTCTTCTTTATAATTCTTATAATAACAATTAAGTGGGTGAAATAATAAAGATGAGATTAATAAATTATTTTGTATGCACCAATAAGGTTTAATAGAAAATAATATTATATCTTGTCCTTTATTTTTAGAAGGGTACTTTAATAAAGTATTATTAAACTCTTCTAAAAATTTTCTCTCAGCTATTGTTAATCTATTCATTTTTTATGTTTTCTATAATTTTAAATAGTTTTTTTTGTTTTTAAAAAATAATATTATAAATTTACACTATGATTTGTAATTGCAAAGTTTGTTCTCCGGGTTTAATACAAAATGATATAATTTATAATAGGCCTTTTGTTGAGGTGCATGCACACTCAACATACTCTATGCTTGATGGCACAGCTAAATTTAAAGAATATGTTGATAAATTAAAAGAATATAATTTGCCTGGCATGGCATTAACCGACCACGGTAACGCTAATGGTATTTATCAATTCTATAATGAATTAAAGAAGAATAATTTAAAACCTATTTTAGGTAGTGAATTTTATGCTTGCACAGATAAAGAATTAAAAATACCCAACTCAAAACGAGAAACAATAAATAAAGATTGTCATCAATCAATTTTCATAAAAGATAAACAAGGCTATCAAAATTTTAATAGATTACATTACTTAGCTAATACAGAAGGTTATTATTATAAACCAAGAATAACTTTTGAAGAATTATTTCATTATAAAAAAGGTTTAATAATGACCACAGGTTGTATGGTAAATATTGTTAATCAACTTGGAACAAATGATTTTAATAAAGAAGCGGAAGAATGGTTTAAGCGTTTCTTAAGAGAGTTCGGAGATAATTTTTATGGCGAGATACAATTTAATGAAATATTAGATAAATCAAAGTTTGGTGTTTCTCAAAAAGAGACAAATGATAAGATAATTAGTTTATGCCAGAAATATGATGTGCCTATATTAATTGGCGGGGATGTTCATTACTTAAATAAAGGGGATGATAGATTACAAGACATTGTTATTAATGTAGCAAGAAACAATGATAGTGGAGCAGAATCTTTTATTCACGCAAGACATCTTTATTTTCATAATAGCGAGGAAATATTTGAATTTAATAAAAAGTGGAATTATAATTATTGTGAAAAATTAATATCAGAAGCTCTAGATAATTCTTTAACATTATTAGATAAAATTAATTTTGAATTTGAAACAGTAGATAAGACAGGTTTTAAATTTCCAAAATTTTATAATTTAGGAGACAGAGAAGCTAATGAGGTTCTAAGAGAAAATTCTGAGAGAGGATTATTTCAAAAACTTAAAGCAAGGAAAGAAAGAGGTGAAAAGTTCTCTAAAGATAAATTAGAAGTTTATAAAAAAAGATTAACATACGAATTGGAAATCATAAAAGAAAAAGGGTTTGCAAATTATTTTTTAATATTTGAAGATATTACCAAAGCTTCAAATAAAAATAACATTAGGACAGGTCCAGGTCGTGGTTCATGTGCTGGAGCATTGTTGGCATACTGCCTAGATATAACAACTGTCTGCCCTATAACACATGAACTTTATTTTGAGAGATTTCTTAATCCAGCCAGAACAGGAGTTGTTGATATTGACCAAGATTATGGTCAAGGCGGAAGAGATTTTGTATATTTTTATTTGCAGGAAAAATATACCTCAGATTGTGTTATTGGTGTTGGCACACATCAATTATACAAAGCAAAGAGAGCTCTACAAGATTCAGCCAAAGGCTTAGGTTTTGATACAAGCTTTAAAAGTTTCTTAATGACAAATATTACAAAAATAGATGGAATAGAAGAATACAACGGAGACCTAATAGAATATTTTGATAATATCAAAAAAACAACCTCTGATTCTATTATAAAGGAATGGATAGAAAATAATACAGAAATTATTTATTATGCTAATAGATTAATGGGCCAAGTTAGACAAATAGGAACACATGCTGGAGGTATCGTAATAACACCAACACCAATTTGGGAGCATATTCCGGTCACAAGAGCAGCTAAAGAAATTGTATCTGCTTTTAGAGAGTCTGATGGTAGTGGAAAAGATTTATCGGATTTAGGATTATTAAAATTAGACATACTTGGCTTATCTTCTTTATCAATTATACAGAATTGTATTAATGAGATAAAGGAAAAGGAAAATATAGATGTGAGTGATGATTTATTATATTTAGATTTTGAAAACAAAGAAGTATTAAGAAATCTAGAAAACAATAATTTATATAGCATCTTTCAGTTGGATGGTGGAGCAAAGAGATTGGTTGATGATATTAAGCCTAATTCTTTTGAGGATATTTGTTCTATATCAGCATTAAATAGACCAGGTCCATTAGAAACTTTTGGAGATAAATTTGGTGATTGGAAGAGAAAATATGTATCTAATAATAAAGAAGATTTATATGATGACCCATTATATCCTAGATTAGAGTTTATGAGAAAAATTCTAGATTCTACTTATGGTATCTTGTTATATCAAGAACAATTTATGTTTATGGTACAAGAAGCTTGCGGATTAAATTTAGGTGAATGTGATAATTTTAGAAGATGTATTGCTTGGAAGAAAGACCACCCTAAATATTACCAAGTAGAAAAATATTTTAAAATATTAGAAGATGGTATGATAAACAAAGGTTATGGTTTGGAAGATGTTAAATATTTTATAGAGTATTGCCAAAAATTCCTCGGATATTCATTTAATAAATCACATTGTGTTTCCTATTCTTATGTTTCATGGCAAATGTTATGGTTAAAAACAAATTATCCAGCTTATTATTATGCTTCATTATTTAAATTTGAATCTCAAGAAAAATATACAGAATTAATTAATGATATGGCGAAAAATGGGATTGAATTATTACCACCGACAATTAATAAATCTGAATGGGAATTTAGAGCTCTTGATAAAAATAAAGTTGTTATGGGTTTTAATGTTATAAAATCTTTCGGAGATAAAGCTTATGAAGAATTATTAAATAATAAAAATAAATTAGAAGAATTAAAAGATTTCTTATCTATAGATTTTAGTAAAATAAACAAATCTGGTTTTGAAGCATTATTAAATACAGGTTGTTTTGATTGCTTTAATATTGATAGAGATGAAATTAAAAAATTAAAAGAATTATTAAATGATGGAAAAATAGAAACTTGGTTCACAAGAAAGAAAAATTCTCTTGAATTAAAGCACAGACCAGAATCATTAAAATCTCTTGATGATAATATGCTATTAAAATTATTATTTAAATACAAGAGTAAATCTATAGAAAGTAAACCTTGGATAGATTTTATATTTGAGATAAAAGATTTCTTAGAAATAGAAAAAAATAATTTATCTTTACAAGAGAAGGACGATTTATTCTTTAATAGCACTCAATTTTCTCTTTATTACATTGATAGGCTTAAAATTTTAAACGATTATAAGAAAAACATAAACAACTATAATAATTTTGAAACATTAAATAATTCGTACACTAAAATCGTTTTTATAGTTTCTAAGCTAGAAGAAGCGCAAAGTAAAAAAGGAAAGAAATATTTTCAATTAGAAATCTCAGATGGTTTAAATGTTAAACAGGTTAGATGTTGGGGAGATAGATTAGATTTAAAGAGAAATGATATTTGCCTTGGAGCATTCCATATAGATAAATTTGGGGTAACACTTAATTTAAAAGAAGGTATAACCGTATTAAAAGATTAAAAAAATAAAAATAATTTTTTTATTAATTTTAATCTTTATATATTTGTAAACTAAATTTTTTCACCAATTTAATAAAAAGTATGAGTACAAGAAAAGATGCAATCTTAGAGAGATTAGCAAAATTATCCAACAATGGAAGGGCACCAAAAGCGCAAACGGGAGATTTTGAAAAGAAAGAATCTATTTATGCAAAATTTGATTATAAAGGAAAGAATGAATTTCTTTTTCTTCCTTATAAATCAACCGTAACAGAAACAGAACCCGAAGGCGATATTTTTATGGCGTGGAATTTCCATAAGAATTTAACCGATAATCCTAAAAAAGAAATTCATGCAATGTCTAATTTTTTAGAGATTGGAGAAAAAAATCTTTGTCCTATTAATAAGGCGATTGTAGAGTTAAAGAAAGATTTCATGGCAAACAAGCCTATTTGGAAACCAATTGAAGAACAAACAAAATTTATGGTTCCGGTTATAGACTTAAATGATGTTGAGGGTGGAGTAAAATGGTTTTCATACAAAGTTTCTGTTAAAAAACAATTAGAGAATGAGATTTCTAATATGGAAGACGACGAAACTTTATTTTGGGATTTATCAGCACCTAAAAAGGTTATAATCACATTTGACGGTGATGCGCCTGCGGCTACAATGTATGCTGTATCTTTTAAAGAAATAAAAGACAAAGAATTATTAAAAACAATTAAAGCATGTAAAAATGATTGGATTGAACAATGTGTTGACCCAAAACAATTGATGAAAAACTATTGGGATTTACAAAAGAGGCAAGAATTGATTGAGGGATACTTAGATAGAGTTGAAGGAGTAGCTAATAATAAAAAAGAAGAAATAGAAGATAGTTTAGATTCTTTAGTAGATGATGATGAGTAATATTTTAATAATGAATTAAATAATATTTTCCATTTAAAAAAAATTAAAATATGAATCCATTTATAAAGAAATTGATAGATAAACAAAATGAATCAGTCCCAAATAGTTCTATGTCCGGAAGTGATTTATCAAGCGAAGTAAAAATTTGGATACCTACCGGAGATTATAAATTAGATATAACAATTTCAAATAAAGAACAAGGCGGTTGGCCTTGCGGTAGAGTTGTAGAAATATTTGGTAAAGAATCAATAGGTAAAACTACACTCGTACTTAACGGTTTAAAAAACTGTCAAGAAATGGGAGGTGTCGGTATTTTTTATGATGTTGAACAAGCTGGAGCATTTGAGATGATGGAGGCTTGTGGTGTCGATAGAGAAAATATGGTTTATAATAATGCAACTTCAATAGAAGATGTGTTTACCTCATTAGAAGAAACTTTAAAAGAAATTGCAAAGGAAAAATCAATGAAAGGCAAACCTGTTTTGTGTATTATAGATAGTATAGCAGCTCTTGTAACAGATGCAGAGTTAGAGGCCGGTTATGAAAATAATATGAACCTTGGAGGTCTTAAGCCAAAACAATTAGGTAAGGGTTTAAGAAAAATTTCTCCTTTCTTAAAAGAGGCAAATTGTTGCTTAATACTTTTAAATCAAATCCGCCAAACTATTGGAATAAGTTATGGAGACCCAGACATTGCCCCAGGTGGAAAAGCAAAAGATTTCTTTGCTTCTCTTAGAATTAAACTATTGGGAATGAAGAAGATAGAGGTTGCAGAAGTTGTTATGACAGATGAAGAATATGAGATTGTTGTTAATAATTGGAAAAAAAATGGCAAAGAAGGGCCTAAACCTAAGAAGCCAAAAGGCGAAGGGTTAGTTTTAGGTTGTGATGTGAATGCCAAATTAATTAAAAACAAAGTAGGTATTCCACATAGGGAGACAACTTTTAGGATTATGTTCTTGCAAGGAATCAGAGAGTCTAAAACATTATTGGACTTCTTAGAGGACAATGATTATATTGCAAAATCAGGTGCATGGTACACATGGTTAGACCCAGATAAAGATTGTCCAATTCCAGATGGAGAAAAATTCCAAGAAAAAGGTTGGGAAGAATATTTATCAGATTTAGATATTTACGAATGGGTTAAATCTAAAATAAGAAAAAGGACAATTAAGAAAATTGATATGTCTAAAATAAAAGAAGATGACTTGCAAGAGTCCGAATTTGATTTAGGCGAGGATAAAAAATAGAAATTTATTTTTAAAGTAAAATAGGTTGTTGTGATTTATATCAACAACCTATTTTTTTAAAACATTTTATGAAACCAAGATTATTATATATTGATGGATTTAATTATTTTTATCGAGCATTCTCAAAAGATAAACAATCTACAAATGAAGATGGAACCCCAATAGGTGGAGTAATTACATTTATGAGACAATTATTCTCAACAATAAATTATCTAAAACCTAATTATGTAGTTATTTGTTTTGATGGAGATGGAGCCGGTGAGAGAAGAAGAAATATATTTAGAGATTATAAAGATAGAAGAGGAAGGAGAAAAGATAGATTGGTTGTTACTGAATATGCTAATTTTAGTAATGAAGATTTTCAGGTAGATTTATTAATGAAATTGTTAAGCTATTTTCCTTTTCTTATAACAAAAGTAGATTATTTAGAGGCCGATGATGTTATAGAGTATTTGACAACAAAAAACGCTAACACTTATGAACAATTTATTTGTAGTACAGACCAAGATTATTATCAATTAATAAAAGATGGGGTTTCTGTTTGGTCGGCAGAAAAGAAAATTATAATAAACAAAGACAACTTTAAAGAACAAATAGATGTGCTCCCTGAGAATTTTATTTATTATAAAGTTTTAAATGGAGATACAAGCGATAAGATACCAGGTGTAAAAGGATTAGGTGAAGATAGAATATTAAAATATTTTCCGGAACTATCAACAATACCATTTAGAGATTTTAATGATTTATATTTATTAATAGATGATTTAAAGGATGATAAAACAAAAACATTAAAGACAATAAAGGAGTCTAAAGACTTATTACATAGAAATTATAAATTAATGAAATTAAATGAATCTAACTGTTCAGAATCTTCAAGGAGAAAAATAAAAGAACAATTGGATATGCAATATGGTTTTCAACAATCTTTGTTATTAACTTTTTCTTACTTACAGAAAAAAAAATACAATATTTATTTTAAAGATGTAAATAATATAACTAACTTGTTGAAGCAAATATCAACGAAACTAAAATTAGAAGCATAAGATGGCAGAAGAAGTAAAAAAAGATTTTTCTATTTATGGAGACTCTTTTCAAAAATCATTACTACATATTTTAATTAACGACACAAAATATCTAACACAATTAAAAAACATTATTGAATATGATTATTTTGATAATAAATATTTTAAAGAGATTTGTAAATTATTATTAGAGTATATAAGAGAACATAACTCGGCTCCAGGTTTTGATATATTAAGAATACTAGCAGAGAAGAAAGAATTAAATGATATAAATTTTAAGAAAAAAATAAAAGAAATCCAAGATAGTGATAGAGCTAATTTTGATTTTGTCTATAAAGAAACAAGAGATTTTTGCCTAAGCTCTTATACATTGAAAAATTTAGAAAAATCTTTAGATTTATTAATGGTTGGCAAGAGAGAAGAATCTAAGAAATATGCATTTGAAGCTTATAAATATGAAGACCTAGATGACCAACGTGTTATTGATGTTAAGAGGGATAGAATCAAATTATCTGGAGAAACAAATAAAAACCCGGTCCCAACTATATTTCCTTCATTTAATAAAATATCAAAAGGAGGCCCTGGAGCAGGAAGATTATTTATTCAAGTAGCCCCATCACATTTTGGTAAGACATCATCTTTAATATCACAAGCAAGAACAGCATCTGTTAATAATGTGAACACATTATATATATCTTTAGAAGATAATGAAAAATCAATCACGACAAGAGTTTTATCAGGATTGTTTGACATGGAACAGGAAGAATTATATTCTGGTAATCATGATGAATATGTAAATAAAAAGAAACAAGAATTATTAAATGGAGAATTTATTGTAAAACATTTTCGTTCTAAGAATGGACAAATATCTAATTTCAAAAACTTATTAAACAGTTATAAGGCACAAGGTATATTTTTTCAATTAATTTGCGTCGATGGTTTAAATCAAGTTAAATTAGAAAAAGGAGAAAAATATTTAAATGATAATGATAAGTTCGAACATTTATGTGAAGAATTTAGAGATTGGGCAGAAGAAGAACAGATGTGCATAATATGCAATTTCCAGACAAATAGGTGTCTTGAAATCTCAACACTCGTAGATAAAGAAAATGAAGGTAAAGTAAGAATAGACAGCTTAATAGAGGGTGATAAAATATTAACCAAAGAAGGCTATAAGAAAGTTGTTAAAATATATGAAAAAGAATACCAACCTGTATATAAAATAAAATTAAAAAATGGTCAAGAAATTCTATGTTCTGGCAAACATGAGTTTCCAACTAAAGAGGGAGGATTATTAAGTATAGAAAATGGGTTAGGTTTAAATTCCACTTTAATAATAAAAAAATAAGAACTGAAATTTAGACTGTACTATTTAAAATTATGCAAACATTAGTTCCTAAATTTTTTCGAGATACAGAAATATTAAACAACGAACAAAAAAATGAATTATTAATTTTTTATAATAATTTTGGTTTTAAAATTTTCAATAAATATAAAAGCTATTTTAATTTTTTATTAAAATTAGATTATAAGAAGACTTTTAAAGAAGCTATTGATTATAAGAATTTTGGTAATAAAAAAGCTTCTAATTTTTATAAAGAAGATTATATATTTTTGTTTGGGAAAGAGAAAGGTACAGAACTATACTTAAAGAGAGCAAAACAAAGAGGTTGCAGAATTGAAAATTATATAGAAAAATATGGAGATGATGAAGGCAGAAAATTGTTTCAAGAAAAAGCTTGTAATTCTAAAAAAGGACAAGCAACTAAAGAGTGGTATATAGAAAAGTATGGAGAAGAAAAAGGTTTAAAAATTTGGAATAATATTAAAAAAAATTGGAAAGATAGTTTTAAAAAATCGTTACATAATCATAAATCAAAAACACACACTTTAACAGATTGTATTAATAGGCATGGAGAAGAAGAAGGCACTAAAAAATATTTAGAGAAATGTAAAAATCAAAGTTATAGATTTTCTAAAAATTATTATATAGAAAAATATGGAAAAGATGTTGGATTAAAAGAATGGGTTAGGTATAAAGAAAAACAAGACCATTGTTCACCTAAAGCATTTATAAAAAAATATGGAGAAATTGATGGGAGTTACAGATATAAATTATATTCTGAAAAACAAAAATTAGGATTTAAAACAAGAATTGAAGATTTTATTTTAAAATACGGGAATGATGAAGGAATAAAAAGATGGGAGTCGTGGAAATTTAATTGTACAAATAATAAAGAAAATTCTTCTGGGTATAGTAAAATATCTCAAAAAATGTTTTGGGAAATATATGAAAGGTTAGAATCATTTGGGTTTAAAAATTTAGATAACGAAATAAAGTTTTACGAGTTAAGCGGAGAACAAATTTTTAAAATAAACTCTGAAGGCTTTACTATTATATTTGTTGATTTTAAAATAAAAAATTGTATTATTGAATTTCAAGGAGATTATTGGCATAAAGGCGAAAATTCAAATTTAAAAGATGAAAAAAGAAAATTGTATTTAGAATCAAAAGGGTATAATGTTCTTTTTGTTTACGAAAAAGAATATAAAAAAAATAAAATAGAAACATTAGAAAATTGTATTAACTTTATAAAAAATAATTATAAAAATGATTAAAGAAATAGAAATAGATTATTCTCAAATTGAATCTATAGAATTAATAGGGGAAATGGAAACGATAGATATTTGTGTAGAAGATACTCATATGTTTTTTGCAAATGATATTTATACACATAATTCAGGATTCGATAATCTTTCAGCCGATGCAAAGAATATTGGTAAGGCAATTGAGGTATTTCAAGTAGCAGATTATGTTATTATGTATGTTCAAGATAAAAACATGAAGGTAAATGATGAAGCATTTGCTTTATTATTAAAAAACAGATTAGGTATATCTTCTAAAGCGATAAAGGTTAAAATAGATAATGCAAAGAGTGTTTTCACAGAAATGGGAAGATTAATGGATTTAGCAGATGTCTCAGGATTAGACCAAGCAAACACGACAATAGAATCAATAAAAAGTATTAGAGATAAAATAAGAAGATAAAAAATGATAGAAAGAATATTAACAGAGACAGGCACAGAGAGATTTTCTTTATTTCCAATTAAGCATCAAGACTTATGGAATGACTTTTATAAAGTACAATTAAATGCTTTTTGGACAGTAGAAGAAGTTGATTTATCTAAAGATTTAGATGATTGGAATAATAATTTAAATGAGAATGAGAAGTTTTTTATTAAAAATGTCTTGAGTTTCTTTAATCAGGCCGATGGGATAATAAATGAAAACTTAGCGGAAAACTTCTTAAGAGATGTGAAATATCCTGAAGCAAAATGTTTTTATGGGATACAAATTGCAATAGAAAATATTCATGCAGAAATGTATTCAAAATTAATAGATACATATATTGAAAATGAAAATGAGAAGAGAGAATGTTTTTATGCTATAGATAATTTGCCGGCCGTGAAGAAGAAAGCAGATTGGGCTCTTAAATGGATAGAAAATAGTACATTTCAAGAGAGACTGGTAGCTTTTGCAGTTGTTGAAGGAATATTTTTCTCAGGTTCTTTTTGTTCTATATTTTGGTTATCAAACAGAGGTTTAATGCAAGGTTTAGGTAAAGCAAATAGTTTTATAAATAGAGATGAAAATCTTCATTGTGAATTTGCTATTAACTTAATAAATAATCATATAGAAAATAAACCTACAAGAGAAAGAATTTTAGAAATTGTTTTAGATGCAGTTGATATAGAAAAAGAATTTATAATAGAATCTCTACCTTGTGATTTATTAGGAATGAATAAAATTCTAATGGCTAGATATATAGAATATGTAGCTGACCAAATGTTATTAAAATTAAGATGTAAAAAACATTTTAATTCAAAAAATCCTTTTAAGTTTATGGAAGGAATTGCATTAAATGGAAAACAAAACTTTTTTGAGGGCCGCCCAACAGAGTATCAAAAAGCGAAATTAGATGGTGAAATTAATTTTAATGAAGAATTTTAAAGATAAATAATTATGGATTTTATATTTCATATTTTAGGTTTATGCCCAGACCATCATAATCATTTTAATTTTATTTTATTTTTATCTGAATTTATGAGTGGAAATTTTTGTTGGTGCACAATTAAAAACTATTTAAAAACAAATTATGAAAACATATACACCGCCACAAAACATAAACGAATTAAAGACAATTAAAAATATAAAGATATTTTTAGGAGGCTCGATTGAACAAGGAAAAGCAGAACAATGGCAACAGAAAGCAAGAAAATTAATTGCAAAATATGAGAAAAATAATACAATTGTCTTTAATCCAAGAAGGGATGATTACCAACCAGATGCCCAACAAAATTTAGATAATCCATATTTTGTTGGACAGGTTACCTGGGAATTAGATGCTCAAGAAATGTCTGATTATAAAATATATTATTTTGACCCTGATACCAAATCTATGATTACATTATTAGAACTTGGTAAATACGGAGATGAAAAGACATTAGTAATTTGTAATGAAGGGTATTGCAGGAAAGGTAATGTTGATATATTTTGTGAGAGATATAATATACCTCAATTTAAAACATTAGAAGAAGCAATAAGAAGTATATTTGCATGAATAAATATTTAGTAAAAAAAAATATATCTGATATTTTTAGAGTAAATTTGCTCGGAGAACAAATACATTTCTTAAATGATATTGAATTTACAACAAAAAAACCTCTTGAAGATATTATTGAACCCAATGACCATAGAATAGATTATATTTGGAAGATTGATAATGAGAATAATGGTTTAACACAATTAAAAGAATTAATAAAATGAAATTATACTTTAATATAAGAAATAGGCAATCAGGAAAATCTTCTACTTTAATTTATGAATACTTAAAATCTTCCGAAGATACATTTATAATAACAAGAGATATAAGAGCTTCACATTATTATATTGAAAAAATTGGATTAAAAAACACTTTAAGTATAGGTCAATTAGATAAATTAAAAAGAAAAGAAATTAAAAGATTATTGATTGATGAGTATTTATTTTTTAATGAGAAACAAAAAGAAGATTTAAATAAAATTATTAATTGTTATGAAGAGGTATTTTTGTTTTCCTCATCTAATAAAATATATAATTCTGTTTTATTGTCTTTAATAAAACAATGTAAAGAGAAGGGTTATAATAATAAAATCTTAAAAGATTATTTTGGATTTAAAAGCTCAGATATTTTTGAATATTGGAATAATTTATTAACTCATCCTGATATAAAAATTATAAATCATAGAAACTTAAATAATTTAAATTATCTTTATAAAGCAAAGAAAATATGTGATAAATTCTCCAAAGAACAATTTGAAACAGAAATATTAGGTCAATACATTTAAACACAAAAAGAAATAATACATGGAAGTAATAAAACGTAATGGACAATCAGTAGAATTTAACCCAAACAAGATACTAAATAGAATAAAGAAATCGGCAGATGGATTAGGTATAAATACAGATGAATTATTTATAAAGGTAACTCAGGGTATATATGATAAGATAACAAGTGCAGAGTTAGATGAGTTAATAGCAAATACTTCTATAGGTTATATAACTGATAACCCTCAATACTCGATGTTCGCTTCTAATATACTTATTTCACGTTTACACAAAGAAATTCCATTAAATTTATTAAAAGTAAGTAAAACACTTTATAAGAAAAATAAGTTAAATAAAACATATTATAAGAAGGTTCTTGAATGGGGAGAAGAGTTCGAAAAACATATAGATTATAATAAAGATTTTGAATTTGATTATTTTGCTATTGGGAGATTAAAATCAGTTTATTTATTAAAAGAACAAATAGGAAATAAATTTATACATTTAGAAACACCTCAACAAATGTTCTCTCGTGTAGCTATTAATAGAAGCAAGACAATAGAAGATGCTATAGAAGATTATAAACAAATTAGCACATCTGTATCTCCGGCAACCCCTATATTATTGAATAGTGGTACTCCTTCAAACCAATTAGCTTCTTGTGAATTACATTTTTTAAATGATGATTCTAAAGAAGGGATTTCAGAAACTTATAAGAGGTTAATTAATGCTTCGGCAAATAGTGCCGGAATAGGTTTAGCAATATCTAATCTCAGAAGTAATTATTCAGAATTATCTACAGGAGGAAAAGCGGCAGGTATTGTACCTTTTGCAAAAGTAATTAATGAATTAATGAGGCAATTTGACCAAGGAGGAAAGAGACCTGGAAGTTGTGCATTATATCTAGAACCTTGGCATAGAGAAATTTATGAATTCCTAAACCTTAGAAAACCACAAGGCCAAGAAGAACTTAGGACAAGAGATTTATTTTTAGCACTTTGGGCTCCTGATTTGTTTATGCAAAAAGTAAAAGATGATGATGTTTGGTATTTATTTTGCCCTAATGAAATTAAGAAAGCCAATCTAAAACCTTTTTATGAGATATATGGTAAAGAATTCGAGGAAGAATATTATAAAGCAATTGAATTAGGTTTAGGGAAGAAAATAAGAGCAAAAGATTTATGGATTAAGATTTGTGAGGTTTTAATAGAATCTGGTATGCCATACATTCAATATAAAGACCATGTGAACAGAAAAACAAATCATAAGAACATTGGTACGATAAAATCCAGTAACCTCTGTATATCAGGAGATTCTTTAATAAATATTAAATTAAACAATGAAAACAAAATTGTTACATTAGAAACATTAAATGATTTATTTTTATTATCTAAAAATAAAATTTCTGTTTTAAGTTATAATATACAAGAAGACAAAGATGAATATAAAAACTTATTAGAAAGTATTTTAACTAAAAAAAATGCAAATGTTTTAAAAGTAACCGATTTAAAAACAAATAAATTTATTATCTGCACTCCTAAACATGAAATTTATACAATAAATAGAGGTTGGGTAGAAGCACAAAACTTAAATGAAAATGATGATATAAAAATTTTAAATAGCTAAACATATATTAGAACTATTTAAAATAAATAGTTTTTATGATAATACTTGACGGGAAAGAATATAAGAAGCCATATAAAAAATTACAAAAAAAAGATTTAATAAAGAATGAAGAAGAATTTTTAAATTATTTTAAAGAGGATTTAAAAAATTATTTTTTGAAGAATTATATCAAAGAAGATTTATTATTATTTTTAAAAATTTGTTTAAGAAATGATGTATATAATTTAAAGGAATTCAAGATTAAATATACAAAAGAAGGTGAACTTAGGGTTTGGTGTAGTGACTCAAAGATAATAAGATGGAGCCCAGAAAATAAAAAAAGATTTTCAGCGTCTATGACAGGAAAGAAACGACCTGAACATTCTAAAAAAATGAAAATAAAAATGTTAGGAATTGATAGAGGTGATGAATGGAGAGAATTAAAAAGGAAACAAAATAGTTCTTTACATTTTAAAATTAAAAGATTAGAAAATTTAAAAATAGAATTTGATAAAAATGATGAAGAGGATATATTATTAAAGTATAGTGTCTTTATGTCTAATCAAACAAAATCACCTTTAGGAAGAATAAATAAATTAAAAAAGTTTCTTCTGAATGAAAAATATTTTAAATTTGAACCTTTTATCAAATTCAAAGAAGAAGTAAAAGAGGTTAACTTAAATGAACAAAATTATAAATTTTATTTTACAAAAACAATGAGTATTATTTCTTCTTTTGCTATGGAAAATAATAGTAATATGGGCACTACTAAATTTTTTGATAGAGGATTAATTAATGTTAATTATTGTAAAAATTTAAGCATTATAAAATATAGAAGTTCTTGGGAGAAAAAGATTATAGAATTATTTGAGAATGAAAAAATCTTTTATCAATATGAGCCCTTTTTAATTGAAAAAGAAAATGGTTTCTATAAACCTGATTTTTTATTAAATTATAATGGCAAAAATATATTATTGGAAATAAAAGGTTTTATTCGAGGGCGACAAGGGAAGAAGAATGAATACTTAAAAATTAAATCAGCATTGAAATATTGTAATGATAATAATTTACAATATTCATATTGTCAAAATTTAATTCAAAACAAAGAACATTTAAAATTAATAGAACAGAATATAATAAATAATTTAGATAAATTTAAAGAATGGCAATAAGAATAGAAAAATTAAAACAAAAGTTTGAAGTTTATGATTTAACAATAGAGGATAATCATAATTTTTATGCGAATGATATATTAGTACATAACTGTTCAGAGGTCATTCAATATACAGATTCTCAAACAGAGGCAATATGCACATTAACATCTTTTATATTAAAATTATATGTAAAAAATAAAATATTTGATTTTGAACATTTAGGAAGAGACGTAGCTTTTCAAGTAAAACAATTAAATAATGTTATAGATATAAATGGATATTCGAACCCATCTGGAGAAAGAGGTGGAAAGGAGCAAAGAGCAATTGGTTTAGGAGTTCAAGCATTAGCAGACACTTTCTTATTAATGGATTTTAAATCTTTTGTTTCTGAAGATTCAAAGAGATTAAATTATGAAATATTTGAATGTATATATTATTCGGCGTTAAGAGCATCTAATGAATTATCTAAAGGATTAATTAAAAAATATTGCGATGAAGAGGATATTGATTTTAATAAATTTAGAATATTAGAGCAAAATGATTCAATAATAGAAAAATTTACATATAAATATTTTCAAGGGAGTCCCTACTCAAATGGTATCCTGCAATATGATATGTGGAATAAGACAAATGAGGTAGAGGAAAATAGCAAATATAATTGGGGAGAATTAAAAGAAAGTATTAAACAATATGGTTTAAAAAATAGTTTACTGACAACAGTTATGCCAACAGCTGGCTCGGCCAGCCTTCGTAATTCGGCAGAAATGACTCAACCTTTTGATTATAATATCTATAAGAGAAGGGTTAAAGAAAAAGATTATATCGTTGTTAATAAATTTATGATTGAAGAGTTGATAGAGAATGGATGGTGGAATGAATGGTTAAAAAAACAAATAATGCTTAATGATGGTTCTGTACAATCTATAACAGCATTACCTATAGAGTTTAGAGAAAAATATAAAACTATTTGGGAGATAAAACAATCTGATTTAATAGATATGATGTTGGATAGAGCAATATTTATCGACCAAGGTCAATCAATGAATATTTTTATGAAAGAACCAACGGTTTCAAAGATAACATCTTGTATGTTTTATGGTTGGGAGAGAGGTTCTAAGCATGGCTCTTATTATCTACATACAAAACCTATTTCTACAGGGGCAAAAGATTTAGCTATTGATATGTCTGATGAATATGATAATGTAGAGATAAAAACATCTAATGATGATTTTGATTGTTTAGGATGTTCAAGCTAAACACTATTTAATAAAAAACATTTAAGTTTATGGATACAAATAATATCATACAAGAGGTCTTAAGAGAATCAGAAGAAAAGGTTGCTTTATTAAAAAACAAATTTACTTTATTAGGTAATAGTTCAAACTCTTCTCTTAGAGAATTAATTTATTTTACTTATGAGAATTTAGGTTTTAATAGAAAAGATTTACCTCAAATAAATAAAGAAGATTTAGATGAGTTAATTTTACATTTTCAAAATGTGGCTAAAGTAAAAAAAATAAAAATTCCTTTATTTAAATTAGAACCAGCTCAAGGAGAATTAAATTATAGTAAAATACAAAATAAAATAAATGCAAATTCTAAACAATGGTTATCTAGAATTTATATTTGTTCTCAAGATTATAGATTAATTGATGGACATCATGACTATGCAAATGGATTAGAAATAAATCCTGAACAAGAAGTTATGGCTTATAGAATAGTTTTACCTTTTGGTAATTTAATTAAAAGAATAAAAATGATGAATATTAGCAAGAAAAAAGATATTCTAGACAATTTGTTAGAAAGTTATGGTATTAAAAAAGATAAAATTTAAAATATCATGAGTAAATTAAGACCTAGACCTCTTCAAGTTAAAAATCATTTTAATAAAAAAAATTGTTCTCTTAGAGAAATAGAAGAGGGAATGCTCTTAAGTTTTAATTATTATGGAGATACAATTAATGATTATTTTCCTTTTATTTATGTTGTGGAAAAGAGACTTGATAGAATTTATGGTTTGAATTTAAGGTATTCACCTTATGATTTACAAAAAATAATTACTTTAAAAGACAAAGAGTTAAAAAAAGAATTAGAAAATCAGTTATCTTTGTTAAAAAAACAAAATGAGAATATAAATATTGATGAATCAAAAGCTTTGCAATTAATAAAAACAAAAATACCATCAGATTATTTATTATATTTTATTCATGATGTTAGCCCTAAAATACAATCAAAAATATTAAGAAATTATATTCCATCTAAAATGAAAGCTATAACTAAATTTATATTTAAGGTTCAATAATTTATTTAAATAATAAGATATGAATTTAATTAAAATAATAGAAGAAACATTTAAAAATAGAGTTATTATTGATGGATTAATTTATCCTGAAAATAAAGAAGATTTTGAATATTATATATTGGACTCTCTTGATAAATTAAATAAACAAATAGAGGAAGGTTATAATAAAAAAAATAAAAATGGTTTGCAAGAAATTTATTTTATTTCAATAAATGTAGATTTATATAAAAAATATAAAAACCTAGAAGTCAATTTATACGATTATACTGATTTTAATAATACTCAACAAAAAGTAAAAGATTGTATTTTATTAAAAAATACTGCACTTATAGACCCAATATCAGCAAAAGAAATTATTTACTCTTATTTAAATTAATTTTATGAATGAATACATTAAAAGGCAAATTTTTAAAATCTTAATAGATGAAAATATAGATAAAGAAAAGGTAAATAAAATTTTAGAAAAAATAAATATTTTATTTACACCATCGAGTGATGATGAATTGCCAAAATCAATAAATGTAATCACTCCTTTATTTTCAGGTAGGGTATATTTGGCAGAACAAGGAGGTAAATATTTTTATAAAGATGATAGAGGAGGAGTTATCTTGCATCCATCATCTAAAAAGGTAATGAGACAAAAAATAAATAAATATCTTGGCAAAGAAGGGTAAGCAAAAAAAAGTAAGATGTACTCTTTGCAATAAAACCTATTGGCAATTTTTATCTGTTTTAAATTTATACAAGAAGAATTTTTGCTCTAATGAGTGTAAAAAAGTTTATGGGGCTGAAAATTCAAAAAATAAAATTTTAAAATTATTTTGCAAAAATGAGTTTTGTAAAAAAGAAATACTTACAAAGGAAAAAACCAAGAAATTTTGCTCACCATCTTGTTCAAGTGAATATATGTCCAAAGTTTATAAAATGAAAATAAAAATGATGAATGATTCAAAAAATATTATTTTAAGAAAAATAAATGATGCACCAGATGAAACAAGAGCTAAATTAAGAATAAGAAAAAATATATAATTATGTTCGATTATGTAGGAGAGTATTATTCAAAAAAAGATTATCAAATAGATTTCTTTAAAAAAATAGATTCTTTTAAAGAAGAACATTTTTCTGTTGGTTACAATCCTAATGCAAAATATTACTGTTATTCAGAAGAAGAAGGTTATTCTGAAGATAGAATAAAAAATTTAATTGAAGAAAATAAACAAAATAAATTTTTAGAATTAACAAGAGGTTTAAAATTATCTTTTTTTTATGATTTAAAGGTTATAGAACAAATAGATGGAGAATTATTTTATTACTCTGATGATAAATACATTATATTCTGTAATCTAAGTACGATTTTTTACACTTATATAGATGTGTTATACTTTGTTTCAGAATATTACAAGACTTCATTAAAACAAATATTAAAGCAAAAAAATATAATTAAATATTCAGATTATAAATTAATCTATTATACAAATAATGGATATTTTGATTTTAATTTTTATTTAAAAAAATGGTCTAGGAATTTTGATATAAAATATTTTCCTTTATTTTTATATAAAGATTATTTACAGATTGAGAACAAAGATTTTAAAAATTTAAAGAGAGCAAAATATGTTGAAGATAAACTCTCAGATACTTTTATAAATATAAGAGGCTTGGGAAATATAAAATTAAAATATGAGGGTATAAGTAAAGTTACCGGAAGGATATTTTGCAAAGATGAAAGAATATATATTCAAGGATTAACAAAAGAAGAAAAAAGAGAATTGATATTACCCATTAATGAAGGAGATGAAATAATAGAATTTGATTTCTCTTCTTTTGAATATAGAATATTATATCAGATATTAGGGATAGAATTAAATTATGACCCTCATTTAGAAACAGCTAAAAGATTATTAGGAGATATTTCAAAGAGGACGGAGGCAAAGAATTTAAATTTCAAAATTCTTTATGGTGGCAATATTGATGATTTTAAGAGAGAATTAAATGACCAGCAACTTAATTATCTTGAGAATAAATTATTAATACCAAAAAAAACTTTAAATGATAAATTATTAGAAGAATATAATAAAAACAATAATATTAAAAATTATTTTGGAAGAATTATTTTACCAAAGAAAATAAATGGTTTATTGAGTAATTATATTTCTTCTACAGCTTCTGATATAATAATTTATAAGATGATATTATTATATCAGAAATTAAAGAATAAAAAGACGAAAATATTAACACAAATTTTTGACTCTATAATTATCAATATAGATAAAGATGAGAAAGATTTAATAGATGATATTGAAAAAACACTAATTAGTAATTATAAAGGTTTTAATTTTAACATAGAAAAACAATATTTAAAAGAAAATTTTGAAAAATAAAAATTCAAGTATAGGAATGGTAGGTGAAATGATTTTCGCTTCTGTTTGTTTTAGATTCAATTTAAATTGCAGTAAACCTCTAACTGATTCTTCAGATTATGATTTTATTGTAGATAATAAAAAAAAATTATTTAAAGTACAAGTTAAGACAATTTCTTGTACAAAAAATCAAGGTAAAGGGAGAAAAGAACTTTGGGTATTAAATATATCAGAAAATATTGATAAATATTTATTATATTGTGATATTATTGCAGTTTATATAGAACCTTTTGATACTTTTTATTTATTAGATTTAAATAAATTAGAAAGAAAAAGTCATTATACTTTTTACCCAGATAAAAAAGATAGTAGAGGCGTATTAGAAATGTATAAAGATAATTGGTCTATTTTTTCATAAGTTATGTTTTTATCAGAGTTAAATAATATAAAGAGAGTTATTCCATCAAGTATTAATATTGGTGATGATGTTGTTGCTTTTGAGTTAAAAAATAATGAAATTTTATTTAAAATAATTTATAAAGATGACAAGGTTATTTTATCTAAAGATTTTAATTTTGATTTAATTAGCTCTATACCTAAGAAGAAATTATCAGAAGTTTCTAAAAAAATGAAGATTGGATTAATAAATTATCCAGAGATAAAAGATAAATATTTTTTATTTTTATACAATTATGAAACAATTAAAATTTTTTATGTCAGTGATAATGATGATTTTATAAACTCATTAAGAATTGATACAGAATTTTATTCTAATTTATTAAATTTACCATGTGTGAAATCATGTTCAGAGTTTAAATATAGTCCTTTTAAAATTCTTGCATTTACAGAAAACATAATTATACAGAAGGTTTATGAAGATAGTACAGAAAAATAGGTTAAAAACTTTAAGAGATAATTTAAATAAATTATCCTCTGAGAAAATTAATTTAGTTTGTATTAAAGTTGATTTAAAAGATGAATTAACTTTGCTTTATTATTCAATCCCGATTATTTTTCCTGATGATTTTAAATCTATAGGCGCAGATATAATACATAATAAGAGTAAATTAGATTTCTATGAGATGTGTGAAGATTTTTTTGGCATAGATGAATTTACTAAATATCTATTATTTTATGATGATTCAGACATAAATAAAAACAAATTAAATTACAATATAGAGAAAAATAATAATTTAACCAAGATTAAAAAAAATATTGATAAAATATTAGCAAAAAAGTTTTGAAATATAAAAATTAATTACTATTTTTACATTATTAATAAAATTTAAAAATAATAAAAAATGATTAATCAAGAAACACTTTTGCGTTATGCAAGAAGAGAAGCAAAAGCATTAAAAAATGCTTTAAATGAAAGCCAAAGAAAGAATTTAATTTTAAAGAGGATTGGTAAGCAAAATTCTGTTTATGAGGTTATGTTTACCAATTCTAAATCTCCTGGTGCAAGAAACTTAAAAGAGAGAGTATCAACTAATCTTTTCAGCGCCGATGGAAGAAGAGGTAAAGATAGTTATACACCTCTTGAGTTGTTAATGAACAATAACAATGGGAAAAATTACAATTATGAAATTGCCGAGTTTATCAAATCTAACAAAGTAACAAAATTACCTATTTTTAGAGGCGTAAATATAGTTTTGTAAAAAATAATTAATTATATAGATAAAAATCTAGGTTTGTTTTTTTCATTCCTAGATTTTTTTTTGTCTATAATATTTAAAAGTAATGATAAAAGAATGTGTAATATCTAAGATTTCAAATGTTAATAAAAATATCTTGGTAAAAAACAGGGATAGAAATTATAAACCTGAAATTATAATTGTTAGAGATTATATTTTAGAGAAAGATTTGGAATTATGTTATTATATAGATTTAAAAACCGGATGGATAGAAGGCATAAACTCTAATGGCTTAGCTTTGATAAATTCTTCTTTGATGGTTGAGTATGATGAAAGCGAAATAAACAAACAAAGAAAAACAAATAAAATATCCAGAGAAGGAAAAATAATATTAAGAGCTTTAAAGCAAGATAAATTTAACTCTCTTATCAAGGCTCTCTTATTGCCAAATAGATTAAATGGTCATACTTTTATAAATAACAAAAATAAATCTTATAGTTTAGAATGCATACCTAACTCGAAGTTACATTTAGAGACCATAGATAACGATATTGAAGTTAGAACTAATCATGGACATAATATTAAGAAAACGGGTTATATAAGAGGGCAAGCAAAAATTTCTACAACTTCAAGGCAAATTATATCAAAGAAAGAATTAGATAATCTAGATACCAGTCAACTTTCTTATGAGAAAATATTAAATAGTTTATCAAAAGATTACATCAATTGGGATTCAAGGTTTCAACCTAATAGAAATATTGTTAAAGAAGGTAATTTATATACCACAATGCAAATGCTTTTTGACACTATGAATAATGTTATGATTCTTAGATATAATAAAGATGCTTGCAAAATAAAAAAAATAATTGACAAGAGACCTAAAGAAATAAGAAAAATAAAATTAACTTTGTTAAAAGATTTAAAATAATAATTTCTAATTATGAAAATAATTTTTATCAGTGATACACACACTAAACATGAAGGTTTAAAAATAGAACCTTGTGATATATTAATACACTCAGGAGATTTCTCTAACAGAGGCTCTATAATTGATTTTACTAAATTTATAAATTGGTTTGATAAACAACCAGCAAAACATAAAATTTTTATAGCAGGTAATCATGATTTTTGTTTCGAGAATGATAATAAAAATTTTTGTTTAGATGAATTAAAAAATTATAAAAATATACATTATCTTCAGGATTCATCAATTATTATAGATGGTATAAATATTTATGGTTCTCCTTGGACACCTTATTTTTATAATTGGGCTTTTAATGGCAGAACTAAAGATTATCAAGCAACAAATAAAAATCCTTGGTTAAGAGAAATATGTGATAAAATACCTAATAATACAGATATTTTAATTACACATGGACCTCCAAGAGGAATTTTAGATTTGCTAGATTCCTTTGGTAGCAACCCTGGTGAAAATGTTGGTTGTGAATATTTATTAAATAAAGTAAATGAAGTAAAACCTAAGTATCATGTTTTCGGACATATACATGAAGGGTATGGTATAAGAGAGCAAGATGGAATAACATTTATTAATGCTTCGGTTCTTAATTCCAGGTATGAATTAGTAAATAAACCTATTATTTATAATATATTTAAAAATAATTAGAAAATATTTTCTAAAAAATTTGGAATTACCAAATTTAGGTTGTATATTTGTAGAGTAAAAAATAACAATAGTTGTTTAGCACACAAAGCAAAGTATAAAAGAGTTATAAAATGTTACAGGCCAATTTTTTCTTTATAGGTTGTACATTACCTGGAGAAAAAATACTTTGCTTAAAAAGTTCTTTAAAATTAAAAGGAGTTAAAGAGTAAATATAGATGAAGGAACGACTTGTTTACATTGTTTCGAAATAAAACAATCAGAGTAACGATTATTAGTCTTCTATGCCTTTTGATTTTATAAAAAATGTTGAAAAAAAATATAAGTCCGATTAGCTCATCGTTAGAGCACTCACATTTAGGGAGAGGAAGTTGGTTAAATTCCAACATTGAGCACCATAAAAAGCAATAGTTAGTTTTACCAAAATCATTTCTTAAGATGATATGAATAGGTTAAAATAATTGTTTTAAATTATATCGCGGGATGGAGCAGTAGGAAGCTCGTGGGTCTCATAATCCCAAGGTCACAGGTTCGAATCCTGTTCCCGCTACAAAAGTAGAGTTTAGCTGATTCTACATAATTCAGGGTTCGAAACCTGAGATGCTATATAGTGTAGAGGGCACAACCAAACAATAGGGACCGACGATAAACTTAACAGTTGAAAATAGGTTGCGACGATAAGGGTAGCAAATGGTTCAATTCCATTTAATGGCACAAAAGTCCGTCGGTACGAGGCCGTAAGCCTGGAGGCAAGGCAAATAAAAGAGATATGTGGCGAGCTTTAAAGTAACCACTCACTAATGTTAAGTAGTGTTCATTAGATAAAATGGTTAAATATACGCCCTCTTAGATTTTGTAGGATTAACAAAACAATTATTTTAAAAAAGTTTGGTATTATCAAATATTCTTTATATATTTGTGGTATAAAAAAAAGAATACTATTTAAAAAATATAATAAAAAAAAATAAAATGGCAACAATAAATAAAATATGGTTTAAGAAGTTTAAAACTCTAATGAGGGTCTCATAAATCTATTTATTTATAGAATTAGAAAAGCCCTTAAAGTTAATTAAGGGCTTTTTTTATGTCTAAAAAATGTTCTTTGAAAAATATGGTGTAGAAGCTAACTTGGAAGAAGCGAACGGTTGAAGCCCGTTAGGAGTTGGTTCGATCCCAACCTACACCACAAAAAATTGGTATTAAATTACCAATTCATGCCCTTGTAGCAAACAGGTTTGTAGGCAATGTGCTTTTAACACATGGGGCCTGGTTCGATTCCAGGCGGGGGCACAATTTTTATAGAATACCGAGGTCGGCAATTGGTAGTCAATTCCTCTCCAAAAGGAAATAAGTGAAAGTTCAAACCTTTCTCTCGGTGCTAATAAATTATATTATGGAATTTGAAGAATCATTAATGAGAATCCAGAGAGGATTAATATTACCAAATGAATATAAAAAAGTTTGGGTGCAAGGTAGTTCTAATCCTAATAGAACTAAAATTTGTATTACTTTATTCACGAAAGATAATTATGAAATGAGATTCTTGGAATTAAAAGATTTTTCTAAGAAAGGAGAATCAACATCAATGTATATTAATCAAATACAAGAGTTGATAAACAATTAAAGATAGAGTTTTAGATAATAATTATTGTTTTGTGTTGATTTGCAGTAGGTTATAGGTTTGTTTCTATAACCTATTTGTTATATATTTGTACTATTAAATAACAATTAAAATAAATCAAAATGAAAGCAATAACACAAAGTGAAAGACCAATAGGTAAATTTTCAAACTACGATTGTTTTTACAGCGAAGATGTTGTAAAAGAAACTGAAAAGGCATTTTTAGTTTCTTTATATTTTGAAAGCATTGGCGAAAAAGCAAACAGATGGTTGCCAAAATCTAAAATTTTAGCCTATGAACATTTAGATAATAGAGATTTGATTGACAACGGAAAAGACTTTATTAAAAACACTAATTATGGTAAAAATAGATTTCAATACTTTATTAGCTCTTTTTTCACAAAAGACAATGGATCTATGATTAGAGTAGATATTAATCAAGAATATGAAGAAAGGCAATCAGACAATGATATAATTGGCGTACGTGGAATTGATTATTGATGAAAAACAAATGCAATTAATCAAAATTTTAAAATAACACTAAAAACAATCAAAATGAAATTCAAGATAAATCAAGAAGT